TTCTACGTATTAGGAAAACGAGTATACGTCCGTTATTCGATTCTCTTATATCTAGACATCCCCAAGGACAACTACTACCCAAAACCACGCTGCGGGAACCCAAACTGCATCAACCCGCTGCACTTTGACTACAAGACGGCGAAGCACTCCAAGCTATCTCCAGGCGACATCGAGATCCTTCGAGCTCAGCGTCGAGAAGGAGCGAGCGTTAATCAGATCGCCAACATTTTAAATGTACACAGAGCAACAATCTACAGACATTTACAGGAAGTAGCCTGATTTAATCGCCAAACCCTTCCGGCGCTGATACCATGGTGCAGCTCGACGATGGTCGAGCGCCCAACCAAACCGGAACCATGAACGTTTTTATCCTCGGCCTTCGGGTCACAGCGACCGCCGCTGAAGATGAAGGAACTGTAAATGTGCTGGCAGAGTCCCTGCCCTCTAACGAGAAGCGGGTTGCGACGAAAGTCCAACTCCTCCAAAAAGCTGATCACTACGTCGGGAAGCTCTTAACCAAACTCGAAGAGGGGCAGACCGTGCTGGCGATTGGTCCCACGCGGCCAACCCCTGACGGTGTTCTGCAGATGCAACCCATGCTCGTTGTGACTGAAGAGAACTTCCAGGATCTCCTGGCGATCAACCTGTTCATCGCAACCGGTGGTCTGGGTCCCAAGGCTGACGAAATGGAGATCGGTGACAACACCGTAACCAACAGGTCGCTTGCATGGCAAACCGAAGATCAAGAAACAGCGTGGATGAAGCTCTCTGCGTGGGGTGAACTCAGCGCACAGCTTGCTGAGCTTGCTCCGGGAACCCCGACCATCGGCGTCGGTAAGGTTTCAACCTCCGAAAAAGACGACAAGTCCTACCTCAACTACAATCTAGATAAGGTTCTTTACTTGCCTAAAGCAACACGTAAAGCACCTACTAAGGCTGCCGACCCTGAAAAAGGTAAAGTAGCCGCTGCTGCTCTCGGTTCGATCGACTTCTCTCTCTGATCTCTGCTTACCATGTTTATCGCTGGCGATTTTTCGGAATCCGAAATCCTCTGCAACATTCCACCTCACACTCTGCGTATTGATCTTCAGGCTCGCCGTTGGAAATCTGACGTTGATCCCGATAACGCAATCGTAGATCGCAACGACAACGGTATCCCAATTGAGTTCATCCTCATTGGATTCACTCCATACTTCGGCAACCTCGGTATGCGGAACCAAGAGGAGTTCCTGCGTATCGCTTACGTCGGTGTGTCTCCTAACCACCGGCTGTTGCCTCCTCGCTGCGTAACGACCTCGATGATCTCTGGCAAGTCCAGCCAGAAAAACTTCATCGCGTACTTCCAAACCCTTTACAACAACCGAATCAACTGCGCTTCGGTCATCACCTCGACCAAGTTTGTGACTCGTTCCTTCAACGAGCGCGACCCGATGACGGGTGCTGACGGTGCCAAGATCAACTTCAACTGCCTCGACTTCAGCGACCGCCCCGCTCAAAACGAGGACGAAGAGAAGCTGCTCAAGGACGTTGCCGCGTGGCTCGGCAGCGATGGCACGAAACTTGCCGCGAATGCACTCAAGAGCAGCATCCCTGGTGCTGATCTGATCGAGCTTCCCTTAGGCAGCGATCACGCAGCACTTAAAGCTGAGTTTGCTTCCACGCGGGGTCCCGCTGCAGAGCGTACATTCGCTTCCGCTGCTCCCGAGCCGAAAGCTATTGCTGCTGCCGAGCCTCCTTCACCTAAAGGCAAGAAGGTTGAACTTACGGAAGAACAAGCAAAAGCCCTTGGAATTGATTTCTGAGTTACCCTAATTAGGAAGCCAAGGTAGCGACCTCCACCAGGGGTCGCTTTTTTTATGCGAAAAAAGATCAATGGCTACCACCTCCGCGTCGATTCACAATGGGTTTCACTTTTTACCGAAGACGTTGGCTTTGCTCAACTACTTGGGTTAGCAATCAGTAAGTCCAAGCGAGCTAACTGCGATTGGTACAAGCGACGCCGTAACAAACGAAACAACTCCGTACTCAATCAAAAACAGAAGCGCCCGCTTAAATATCTCCAAGCTGCGCTCGATCTCCTCGGTGCATACCTCAACACCACGCGGGCGAACAAACCTCTGGTAATCCTGCCGAGAAACAACAAGACCGCAGCCTTAGCTAAGTATTTAGTCCGCTACGGCTTCAGTTCTCTTCAACAGGATGGGCAACAGGTCTTTGTTCTAACAGCTCATCAAACGCCGGAAGAGTAACCTGATTGCGAGCGCACCAGCTGGCCAGCGACGAAAACAAACGCTTATTGATAAGCGACTGCTTATGGACCATCTCGAAGATCTGCATCAACCCATCCTTATCCAGCTTCTTCGCGTCCATCATGACCCGCTGATGTAAGAACTTCTGTTCTTGGCTCATCCAATCGAGTTCCATAATGAGACAGGATGTTTCATCAACGTTAATCACAGAAGCTGTGTTTGAGGTCTTCGTTTGCTAAGCTCCACACATTCTTCCGTTTTGCACATGGCATCGTTTTACACCATCCCCGAAGGCGTCACGCACCAACTGATAAAACACACATATATACAGGGCTCAATTCTGGTTCCGTACGACCCGGAGAACCAGCTGACCGCGCAGCTGCAGGCTCACAACTTCAACGTAACGACGAATCGAGATGAGTCCAATTTGGTAAACCCGATCTGGTGGACAACAATCCGCGATAAGCAATACGACTGGGTTGTGGCTAACACGACTGGGCTCGGTGAATACAGTGAATACATCCTGGATTACGGGATCCAGGTAGCGGCGGAGGGCATAGCGATCTTGGATCGTCTCTCGTTTATCGAGCCTGTAGCTAAGCGTAGAAACTTCCTACTCGCCAACAAGCTCACGAACATGGTGGTGTTATCGCCACGGCCTCGCTTTAGCTCGGTGAGCAACACTCGCGATTCGGTAACCAGTTGCTGGTTCGTTTTTCAGCAACCGGATCGCTGGATGGATGGCACACACGTGTCGTACGCTGTAAATTGGGACGCAGCTCAAACGCTCCCGCCCCTCAATGACATCACAGGCAAGTAAATTAGACAAGTTCCAACGCGCTGTATGCGACAGGCTAGATCGTACCAATGAAAAACTCGATAAGCTTATTGCCCTTTTGGTATCACAACAGTTGCTCCAGGAGTGCGTCGACCCAGAAGGACAAGTCCGATCTCCACAGGATTGCGCAGAGGTTATTGTTGAAAGTTATTCAGCAGGGCTTTGCCTCGTCGAAGAACTGAACAGCCGCACTCGCGACATCGAGTATCAAAAGTCTGAGTTTTTTATGGAAGAAGACGAAGACGAAGATGACGAGGAATACGAGGAGGAAGATGACGACGATGATGACGACGATGACGTCCCTCCTCCTACTGTTTTCGCCATGTCGTTTTGATTTAGTGCAGTAGGATGTGTCCAAGTTGACACATCTAACGTGTCCCAAACACGATTAACACTAAACGGCTTACGGCATTACAGGTGCGAAGGAGTTGATGTACCTCTTCCGTCTGTTACGAGCGTATTATCTGCCACGCAGACGGAAGAAACCCGCAAAAAACTCGCGCATTGGAACTTAGCTAACCCTGGCGTCGCAGATCAAGCTGCAGAGAGGGGTTCCTGGATCCATAACAGCGTAGAGAATCATATCCGTGGGTTAGCTGTAAACCCTCCAGCTAACTACGCGCCGTACTGGAAAGACGTACCGGAGAAAGTAGACGAGCTACTAGAGAACGGCCGTGTACTTTGGAGCGAGAAACCGTACAACAAACCAGAATGGCACAAATACGTTGGTGCTGACGGCGTAGGACGACTCCACTACTACGACTCCAAAAAAGAGCAAGGTTACGCTGGCTGCCCAGACATCCTCTACGAGAACGGTAACGGCGAGCTGATTCTTGGAGACTTTAAAACCAGCAACGGGCCTTACAGCTACAGATTCCCAAGCAGCAAAGTTGAAATGGATGAGAAGCTGCGGAAGTCTTTGATCTCCGGAGTATTTAAGTTAAAGAAAACGAAACTGCAGTTAGCTGCTTATACAATCGCAGCTGAAACTTGTTTGGGTGTAAAAATCGACAAGACTCAGATCATCGTGAGTACAGCGGTTCCAGAATTTTCTGTTCAAGTATTTACTTTTGGGTACGACGAAGTGCAGAAAGATAAACAAATGTGGTTTGAAGTCTTACGTAAGTTTTATGAGACTCAGCTTGCATAGGCTCGGGTTTTTTGTTTAAAACCCTGCGCCCACGCGGGGATCCGTGGCACAATGGCTCTGCGCAGGGGACCCATGTCTTTTTTCTACTCCAAAAATCAAAAAGTTCGTCAATTTGTAAACCCCAAAACTGGAAAGATAAATCCAGGTGGAAACTTCAGATCATTCAATGAAAACTGGGAAGCCTCAGAAGCCGACGTCCAGACGATCGCCGAAGCCACGGCTGCCGGTGATGGGCTTTGCGCGTGGCATCTGCTGAACGGTAAAAGGGTTAAAGATTCGACCGGAACGATTAAAGCAGGGCTTGTAATTATCGACATCGATAATCAAGCAGATCACAAAGATGAAGATGGCAACAAGGTTCAGCAACAGGAACTAACTGTTGAGGAAGCCCTTGAGTTAGATATCTGTAAGAAGTATCTGAGCTTTGCGTACTACTCGCCTAGCACGTCCGAAGGTTGGCCTCGCTTCCGTCTCGTCTTTGGACTAGAGCATCCCGTCCTGGACCCGGACTTTTACCAGTGGTTTGTACGGACAATCGCCGTACAAATTCCCGGATCCGATCGCCGTGCTACACAAGCCGTCAACCTTTTCTATGGCGGCAAAGCACTATCAGATCTCATATGCACAACACCTAACTTCATACCCTCCGCCAAGATCAACGAGGCATTCGCTGCCTACAGCCTGATTCCCAAGGAGGAGAAGCTCGACGACGATCCGTTCGAAGCTTTGAACCTGGACACGACAGAGGATGGTGTCGATCTGGGTGTGCTGCTGAGCTCCTCGGTTCGAGCCATGCTCGATGGGGCTGCGGTGGAGGATCGGTCCTTCAGCATGACCGTGGCACTAAAGGAAGTCATCGGGTGGTCGAACTGGCTCAGTGCCAACGACATTCCCCTGAAGCAACGACCCCTTGACATATCGCACCAGATCTTCGAGAATATCTACGAGTACGACCCAGCCCTCGATGGCAAGTTCAACCGGATCCTGGGGAGCATCAACGATGCCTCCACGCTGCTCCCGGCTGTCGCAATGGCAGCGGAGGAGGGCGGTGACGCT